CTTGAATTGGTGAGAAGAAAAAAGGGTAGTTAATGCTAATTGGTACAATTTTATCTGTAAACATTTTTTTAGCGTCAGCACCTGTTTTAGATAATACACCAAACCTCGCGTCACTTGATATTGTAGCTTGGTTAACTGTTTCGGCTGATGACATAAAAGAAAAACCAGATCGTCTGTTTTTAAGGTAACACATGCCATAACATCTTTTATCTGCCTTGCATGCTTCCCAGAATATATAAAACAGCCTGTTTGCTTCTCTAAAATCTGGTGCACCTACATCTATTTTACTCCATTGCAGATACATATAATGTGTGCCTGTTATATATGTTGCTTTGCCTTTATTGTTAAACCAAAAACCATTGTCTCTTCTATTAAACTCTTCGTCTATATAGTCAAACCAATCAGCTTTTTTTTCTTCAGGATATGCTCTCCAGTCAAATATGTTTTTAAGCCTACCTAATTCTTTTGGATATTCAAACTGTTTCCACTTTTTTTCTTTGTTGCTATACACACTGCGCTGTTTCGGTAATGCTATTTGAAAATTTTGTATCTCGTATATATCACCTATCTCGCCAGTCTTAGATATAACTACAAGATCATGTTCTTTATTATAACCATACTTCCACTTCTTACCTTTATTAAGACGACTTACAGTCGTTTTTTTTATAGGTTCTACTATTTTAAATAAATTTTATTCGTACATTACTTAGACCTACCCTCTGCAAAACCTTTAAATACTTTAACCTCGGTTTTAGTTTCTTTACCTTCTAGTATGTTTTCTTCTTCTTGTATTCTATTCAATATTTCAAACGCATCAAATATAGCTAGTTTTTTAGTTGCTGCAGCATTTTTCAATCTGTCAGCAGATATATCATCGTCAGAATCTACAATAGCTTCTTTAGCAACTTTAATCAGTTCTTCAACTGCTTTATGTCCAGCTTGGATTATATTCTTCTTCGTCTCCTTGATATTCATATTTGATTGTAATAAAATTTGATAATACTCTATATAGTTTCTGGCCATCTATAATAAACTCATATTCTGAGCTGGGTCTAAAACCTATTAAATCACCGTTGTTAACTGTACCATCAGTATGTTTAACAACACCAACTAAAGGCTTTTCTTTATCTACACTTAATTTGTCTGTAGATTTTACTGGAGCTACAAAACAATATCCTTTTTGTGCTTTCCATTCGGTATTTTTGTATAAGAATATTTGATCTGGCTGTACTATGTATGTCTTTTCGTCAAAATAACTTCTACTATTTTTTTCAATACCTTTTACATTGTGCCATCTTCTAAATACATTGTGGTGCACTATAACCTTATCACCAACTTTTATATCTGTATCACCAACTGTAGGTATTGCTTTTACTATAGCTTCTCTACTAACGTATTGATGGTTGTATATTTCAGTGTTAACTATCAGTTCTTTACCACCTATATCTTTTGTGTTATTGTATCTAGATTTTACAGGTGTTACAACAAAGTTGTATACGCTTTTCAACTAATCTCTTTTTTCTCTGACAAACTTTGTCATTTTCCTATTCTTTCCTGTTCCTCTCATCTCTTCAGCGTGCTCGTATTTTTTACCATCTGTAGCGTCTATATAGTACCCTTTTTCTTTTAACTCCTTCTGTTCTCTTTTTGCATGGTATTTACGACTTTTCTCCTGCGCATCATAAATTCTAATTTGGCGATCTAGATCACGTTTCTCTGCTGCTTTTTGAGAAGCAGTTTTAGTATCTTTTTTTCGTGACGTTACCTTTTCTTTTTTATCTTGCTTTACTGGTGAGTTTTTAAAACTCATTCCTTTCATTTTAAACGGTGTGCTCATAATTTTTAATATTCTAAGTTATATTCGACGGATACCGCCATATTCTTGTTAAAGTCTTTCCAAGGTAAAACATCTTTGCCTTTTCTAATATATACGCTGTATTTATTTTCTTCTTCTAAGATGTCACATATAGTATGGCCACCATACACTTCTTGCCCAACGGCATAGTGCATGGCGTCATTCTTATAATCTTTACCGATACTAATCTTCCGTATTAGCTTCGCCATCTTCTCTTTCGCTTATAGTACCGTCTTGTATGTTAACATTTACTTTACCATATTCTTTTTCAAGCTCTTCTTGATGGTCTAGTAAGTCTTTTCTCATTAAAGTTAAGTCATGAAGTATAGCGTGCTTTTGAGTTTCAATTTGTCCAACTCTAGTTGTTGCGCCATTCATAGCCCCTACAATTTCTTGTAGTCTTTTTAACTGTTCGTCTGTTACTTTTAAATCTTCTGTTTTTGCCATTTTATTTAATTTAAGTTAATTTAATTTTATAGAGATACTTTAAGCGCCTCTATATTCGCTTTTTGTTCCGCAGTTAATGCATCTACAAATTCACTGTGTTGCATTTTTAGCGCTAAGTGTCTTTCGTTTCTAACTAATTCAGCTTTTTGATCGTCTGTAAGATTTGCTTCAGTTCTAAACGAAACCACTAAGTTGTAAGAATCCATTGAAGCTGGTACATCTGCTGCGTAGTCGTGTTCTGTTGACATAATTTATTTATTTTAATGTATTATTATAATTACTTGTTTTTCAGTTGTTTTACTTGTTCTGATAGCTCTTGAACAGCTTTAACTAGTATAGGTATTAAATTACCATATTTAGCTTCTATTCTTTCATCACTTACATTGTAAACCAAGTCTAATATTTCGTTTTCGCTATTAGGCATGGCTTCTTGTAATTCTTGCGCTATAAATCCTACACGTTTTTTACCTTGTTTAGC